GCAGAACTAGATTAAGAGGATTATTTGGAACTACTGCAGCAACAGCTGACACAGTAACAAGTTTTCACAATGGAGCTAATACTTCTGAAACTAGAACGTTTGCAGTTCACAATCCTTTAGCAGCTAAAACTTTTATTAACCCAGCAAATGCTCCGGAAGGCATTTTATTTAAAGATGGCTTAACGGTAGATATGCCTAATAATAGTTTCTTAAGTTTAACTATCTACTATGATGGTTAGGAAATATAAATGGCTAATGTTACTTCTGATACATATACTTTTGACCAGACATTCTCTATAGACGAAATTATAGCAGATGCTTTCGAACGTCTTGGTTTAGTTAATTCAGCCGGTCACCAATTAAAAACAGCTAGAAGATCTTTAAATATTTTATTTCAAGAATGGGGAAATAGAGGAGTTCATTTTTGGGAAATAGGAAATGCAAATATTAATTTAATTGTAGGTTCTTCTACTAATGCCGATGCAACAGCAGAGGGTTCTGGAACTTATACTTTTTATAGAAGTCCTGGTGATGTACCTGGAGGCGGAGAACCTCCTCAAGCTACAACTGTTCCCACAGCTAACGTTTACGGAATAACAGATATTTTAAATGCTACTTATAGATCAGGATATAATACTACAAATCAATCCGACACAGGATTAACTAAAATAACTAGAGATACTTATTCTGCAGTAGGTAATAAATTTGCTGTAGGAACTCCTAGTCAATTTTGGGTTCAAAGATTTATAGACAGAGTTACAATTACTTTTTATCCTTTACCTAATTCAGGAGCAGCATCTAATTTTGTTAATGTTTATTATGTAAAAAGAATTCAAGATGCAGGAGATTATACTAATGCGTCAGACACTCCTTATAGATTTGTTCCTTGTATGGTTTCAGGATTAGCGTTTTATTTATCTATGAAATTTGCTCCACAGAGAACACAAGAAATGAAATTATTATATGAAGATGAATTAGCTAGAGCATTATCAGAAGATGGTTCAGCAGCTAGTACCTTTATAACACCAAAAACTTATTATCCGAATATTTAATTATGGCTAGATTTGCAAAAGGAACTAACGCATTAATGATCTCTCAAAGATCAGGAGCAGCTTTTCCATATAATGAAATGGTTCAGGAATGGAATGGAGTCTGGGTACATAATTCTGAGTTTGAACCTAAACAACCACAATTAGAACCAAGACCCGTGGTCGGTGATCCACAAGGTTTACAACATGCTAATCCAGCAAGAACAGAATTTTATACTCCAGTGATATTACCTAATGATGCTTTTTTAACAAACGGTGCAGCTACAATTGTTACAAACGAACCAAATCATGGTAGAGCAACAGGAGATGCTGTTAGATTTAGAAACTTAGCTAGAGCTATTAATGGAGTTCCATTAACAAATATAATGCCTTCCACTACTTTAACTACTTTAATTAATACGACAGCCACTACAATAACTGTAGCAGATGCTTCTACTTTTCCATCTGCTGGATACATAGTTATAAGTGAAGGTGCAGATAGTAATGAAACAGTTCAATACACTGGGAAAACAGGCACAACATTTACAGGTTGTATAAGAGGAGCATCAGCTCCAACTTATGGATTTTCTCCACTTGCTACAACAGCTTCTAATCATATTTCTGGGTCCACGGTTAACGGATCTTTTATAATTGCAAAAATTAATGATACAACATACTCCTTTGACACAACTGTTAATAGTACTATAGTAGGCAACGGAGGAGGTTTTCCAGTTTTTGCAGGACCTGTAAATAATAGAGGATAATTATGAGTGGAATTTCTAAATACACATACGCAACATTAACAACAGCTATAAGAGATTATACAGAAGTAGGTGCTACTGTTTTAACTCAAACTATTATAGATGGTTTTATTATGGCAGCAGAGAATAGAATTTTTTATGAAATACCTATGGACTCTGATAGACGTCAACAATCTACAACTATGGTTACAGGACAACAAACTCTTAACTGTCCAGATGGTGCTTTATTTACTAGAGGGATACAAGTTTACACAGCTACAAATGGAGCTATTACAGGAGCTAGCACTTGGTTAGAAAAAAGAGATCAAACTTTTTTAAACGAATATATTTCAGCAAATACAACAACAGGAGTTCCTAAATACTACGCTCAATTTGGAGGAGCTACAGCTGCTGGAACAGGAACGTCAGGTCATTATATGTTTTCTCCAGTACCTAGTGCTACTTTTTCAGTTCAAATACATTATAACAAAATGCCTGTTGGTTTAGGATCAGGAGGCGATGGTAACTCTGATACCTATATTAGTACTTATTTTTCACAAGGTTTATTATATGCTTGTTTAGCAGAGGCTTTTGCCTTCTTAAAAGGTCCAACGGATATGTTGACACTATATGAAAATAAGTATAAACAAGAAATAGAAAAACTTGCAGCATTGCAACTTGGAAGAAGAAGAAGAGATGATTATACTGATGGTACAGTTAGAATTCAGGTTCCTTCTCCTTCACAGTAAATAGGGATTAAAATATTATGGCAATAACATCAGCAATAGCTAACTCATTCAAAGTAGAAATTCTACAAGGTGGACACAACTTTAACGATGGAAGTGGTGCACCTACAGGTAACACTTTTAAGATTGCTTTATTTTCAAGTAATTCAGCTTCATTAAGTAAATCAACAACTGCTTACACAGCTCCATCATCAGCTAACGCAGTTCCAACTAACACACTTGAAGTTAGTCAAAGTCAAACGGACGGTGGCGCTTCAAACAGTGGTTATACTGCAGGTGGAGCAGCATTAACAGCTTCAGCTGATCCAGTTTTATCCGGAGACACAGCGTGTGTAAAATTTAACGATGTCAGTTTTACTTCAGCTACATTTACAGCAAGAGGTTGTTTAATTTATAACTCAACAGCAGTTACAGGATTCACAACTAACAGAGCGGTTTGTGCTGTAAACTTTGGTGCTGACAAAACTGTAACAAGCGGAACTTTCACAGTTCAATTTCCAGCTCAGACTGCAGGCAACGCAATCGTTCAGATAGCATAGGAGGGTTACCATGCCCGATGTATCATCAGGATGGGGCCGACTAACTTGGGGTCAAGCAGGTTGGAATTCAGCTACAACATTACAAACAGGATGGGGTGCTAAATCTTTTGGTGAAGATGAATGGGGAGATCTTTCTGATTCAAATATTTTACTTACTGGTTTATCTGCACAAACATCTATTGGAGTTTTATCAGCAGAAATAAGACCTGGTTGGGGTACATTATCTTGGGGTATTAATGGTTGGGGCTCTGTAGAAGAAGCCAACGAAACATTACCTGGTTTTTCTTTATCAGCAAACTTAGGAACATTAATTGTAGATGACCAAGCAATGGGCTTAACAGGTCTATCTGCACAAACTGCAATAGGTAGTTTAGTTGCTACTGGAAGTTTATCATTAGCATTACCTGCTTTAAGTTTACAATCTACAGTAGGACTTTTAATAACAGATGATCATTCTGTCGGTTTATCTGGACTATCAGCAACAAGTGCTGTTGGAGCTCTTACTGCTTTACCAGAAACTATAACAACTTTATCTGGACTATCAGCAACAGGTGCTGTTGGTGAAATTGAAATAAACTCTAATTTAATATTACCTATATCAGGTGTGTCTGCAAGCACTGCTGTTGGAAGTATCTCACCAGCTGATGTAATGGGATTAACTGGTTTATCTTCTTCTTCTGCAATAGGTTCATTAACAACAGGACAAGTATCTATTGCTAGTTTAGTAGGATTAGGTCAATCGGCAACAGTAGGATTAGGTACAGTATTTACTCAATTTTATGCAGATGTTGACACAGGAACTAATAGAACGTATAATGGTATTTCAACAGGTACGAATAGATCATATTCTAATGTTGCAACTGGTACGAATAAAACGTATACAGACGTTAGTACTTAATAAGGAATTAAATTATGGCATCATCATATACACCTCTCGGTATAGAGAAAATGGCAACTGGCGAAAACGCTGGTACATGGGGAACAAAAACAAATACTAACTTAGACATCATTGAACAAATTTCTGGTGGTTATTTAGGTGTTTCAATTGCTGGTGGAGCAGGAACAACTACTTTATCTAAATCAGATGGTGCTACAGGTTCTGCCGTAGCTTCAAGAGTATTAAAATTTACAGGATCAATCTCTGGAAATAGGATTGTTACAATGCCTGTTTTAACAGAAAATTTTTATTTAATTGAAAATGGAACATCAGGTGCTTACACAGTACAATTAAAAGCAGCCTCAGGATCAGGTGCAACAGTAACTTGGTCAGGAACAGATAAAGGTTGGAAGCTAGTTTATTTTGATGGTGTAGCAACTAACACAGGTGTTTATGAAATACCATTATCTACAGCAGGCACAGTAACAGAAACTGGTACTCAGACTTTAACAAACAAAACTTTAACATCACCTAAAATTGGTACAAATATTTTAGATACTAATGGAGCTGAATTACTTAATGTAACAGCTACAGGTTCAGCGATTAATGAACTTACTTTAGCAAAC